GGGGAATCCGGCTTCGACGAGTTCCCAATCCTGGCTCCGCGCTGGGAGATCAACGGCGAGGATGTCTACGGCTCCAGCTGTCCCGGCATGCAGTCGCTGGGCGACATCAAGTCGCTGCAGAAGTTGCAGAAGGTCAAGAGCCTGGCCAACGAGAAGATGGTCGATCCGCCGTTGGTGGCGTCAGGCAACGCCATGCACAACGCCTACACCACCCTGCCGGGCGGCATCAACTTTGCCGAGGTCGGGCGCGATGGCCGTCCTGGGCTGAACCCCCTCTATCAGGTGCAGTTCAACACAGCCGGCGTGCTGCAGGACATCGACGAGCACCACGCCCGCATCCGGCACACGTTCTATACCGATCTGTTCCTGATGCTCGCGCGGGACATCTCGGGGCAGATGACGGCCACCGAGGTCGCGGAGCGCAAGGAGGAGAAGCTCCTCATGCTGGGCCCGGTGCTCCAGCAAATCAACGACGACTTGCTTAAGCCGCTGATCGACCGCCTGTTTGCGATCATGCTGCGCCGCAACCTGCTGCCGCCGCCTCCTGAGGAGTTGGCCGGCATGGATCTGGATGTGGAATACATGTCGATCATGCACCAGGCGCAGAAGGCCGCGGACATCGCGCGCACAGATCGCTTTGCCGGCTACGTCGGGCAGCTGGCGCAGGTCGATCCGTCCGTCCTCGACAAGTTCGACATGGACCAGTCGATCGACGAATACGCGGAGATGACCAGCGTGTCGCCGCGGATCGTGCGCTCGGACGAGGAGGTCGCAGAGATCCGCGCTGCCCGAGCCGAGCAACAGGCTCGGCAGCAGCAGTTGCAGCAGGCCGAGCAGATGGCCAAGACCGCCAAGGATCTCGGTCAAGCAAACGTCGGCGAGGGCACGGCGCTGGGCGCGTTGACGGGAGCCGGCTGATATGGGACGCGGGCCCCGGCAGATCAATTCGCCCGAGGATCAGGAACGCGAGACCAAGCAGGCCGAGGCCCGGCGACAACAGGAACTGCGCGATCTGCGCGAAGTCTTCAGCACCGACGCCGGCAAGCGGCTGTTGTGGCGCCATCTGGAGCGCTGCCATGTGTTCTCGAGCAGCTACCGGCCCAACAACGAGATGACGCTGCTGGAAGGACACCGGGACGTAGGCCTGCGGTTGATGGCTGACCTGGCCATGGCATACCCCGGCGCGGACCTGTTGCGCTTGCAGGAAGCGAAGAACGCCGTGCAGGACGCGGAAGACCGCATCCAAGCCATCCCGTAGCGGATCCCGCAACGAACGCAGGAAATCCAGGAAAAATGGCGTTGCCGTCTCCGCAACAGTCCCAAGGAGATGTTGCAGCGTTGAGATTTTCGCAATATGCTCAGCAGGTGTATCTAGCCTGAGAGGAACCAAGTGAGCACCGCACAGGAATCCACCAACGCGGAAACAGCCGGGATCGAACAGGCAACGGCTCCAGTCGGCGACACTGTCTTAGGCAGCGCGCCCCAGGAGACGGCGAAGGACGACGCCAACGCACAGGGTAACGAAGAGCAGGCGACAGCACCGGAGGTCCCCGAGACCTACGAGCTGAAGCTGCCAGACGACGCTCTGCTGGGAGAGGATCACCTCGCCCAGGTCACGGATTACGCCAAGGAACTGGGGCTTTCGAACGAACAGGCGCAGGCCTTGCTCGAGCGAGATAATCAGCACCTGACCGCGTATCGGGACGCACAGCTGCAGGCCTTCGAGACTGAAAAGGCGAGTTGGGTCGAGGCAATCAAGGCAGACCAGGAAATCGGTGGTCAGCACTTTGACCAGAGCGTCGAGCTTGCTCGTCGTGCACTGGCCAAGTTCGCGGCTCCCGAGTTCGCCACGGCCCTGAATGAGACCGGCTTCGGCAATCATCCCGAGTTGGTGCGCGCCTTCGCGCGGATCGGCAAGGCGATGGCCGAGGACTCGCCGACTCCACCCGGTGGCACTGCGCCTCCGCAACGCAGCACGGCTGACGTGCTCTTCGGTTAATCACCTCACTTTTTAAGGAAAATCACCCATGGCCACTCTGGCAGTCACCAATCCGACGCTCCTGGATGTCACCCGGCGTCTGGATCCCCAAGGCAAGATCGACAAGATCGCCGAACTGCTCAGTGAGCGGAACGAGATCTTGGACGACATGACCTGGATCGAGGGCAACCTCGCCACCGGGCACCGTTCCACCATGCGCACCGGCCTGCCGGCCGCGACCTGGCGCAAGCTCTACGGCGGCGTTCAGCCGACCAAGAGCCGCACCGTCCAGATCACCGACTCTGCCGGCATGTTGGAGGCCTACGCCGAGGTCGACGCCGCTCTGGCCGATCTCAACGGCAATACCAACGACTTCCGTCTCTCCGAGAACATGGCGCACATCCAGGGCATGTCGAACGACCTGGCCACCGCGCTGTTCTACGGCGACACGGATGTGAACCCCGAGCGCATCATGGGCCTGAGCCCGCGCTTCGACAGCAAGTCGGCCGAGAATGGGGAGAACATCCTCCTCGGCGGCGGCAGCAACTCGGACAACATGTCCGTGTGGCTGGTCGTGTGGGGCCCCAATACCTGCCACGGCTTCTATCCCAAGGGCAGCCGCGCTGGCCTGGCGATGAACGACAAGGGTCAGGTCACGGTCGAGAATGTCGACGGATCCGATGGTCGCGCTGAAATGTACCGCACGCACTACCGCTGGGATTCGGGCCTCACCGTCCGCGATTGGCAGTACGTGGTCCGCATCGCCAACATCGATGCATCCGACCTGACCAAGGATGCGTCCAGCGGTGCCGACCTCATCGATCTGATGGTGCAGGCTCTGGAACTGGTGCCGAGCCTGAGCATGGGTCGCCCGGCGTTCTACTGCAACCGGAAGGTGAAGTCCTTCCTGCGCCGGCAGATCACCAACAAGAGCAACGTTGAACTGGCGATCGACACCGTCGCCGGCAAGCGCGTCATGTCGTTCGGGGATGTCCCCGTGCGCCGCTGCGACGCGCTGGTCGAAACCGAAGCCACCATCAGCTGATCCCAGGAACAGGAGAAACCCACTATGATCATCGACGCACTCAGCCTGTTCTCTGACGCTCAGGCTCTCACCGCCACTGCCGACTCGACCAATGTGGTCGATCTCGGCGCTGCCCCCACCACGCGCAACCTGGGCGTGGGCGATCCGGTCTATCTGGTCGTTCACGTGCCCACCGCTTTGGCCAGTTCGGGCAATGCTGCCACGCTGACCATTCGCCTGGCGTCGGATTCGACTGCGAATCTCGATACCAGCCAGACCGATCACATCGTCAGCGAGGCCATTGCCGAGGCCGATCTGGTCGCCGGGTATAGCCGGGTCTGGGCGCTGCCGCATGGCAACTACGAGCGCTATCTCGGTATCGAGTACACGGTGGGCACCGAGAACTTCACCAGCGGTGCGATCTCGGCGTTCCTGACCCGCGATCCGCAGGCCTGGGCCGCCTACCCCAACGCAATCTGAGGTAAATGACCATGCAGGTGCTCTGCGAAAAGCCGTGTTATTTCCGGGTCAGGCCCGACCGCAAGCCGCTGTACTACGAGGCGGGCGCGGTCGTGGTCCTGCCAGACGACGCGAAGCTCTGTTCGGGCATGCGCCGTCTGGACCTGCCTGCAGCAGAGGCCGTGGAGGAGGGGGCTCCGGCCCCCGATCCCATTGTCTCCGAGCTGCAGTTGGTCAAGGGTATCGGCGTCGAGACGGCGACGGCCTTGTACAATCTGGGTGTACGTCGGCTGCAGGATCTGATCGACCACAGCAAGGACGCCGGTTGCGCAGCGCAACTGATTCGGGTGCCCGGCATCACAGTACGCAATCTGTCGCGCTTGGTGGCTCAAGCCGAGGCCCTGCTAACAAGGGGAAGTGATGACTGAAATCTCTGCCAACGTCCCGAATCCCTCCATGCGCTTCGCTGAGCTGACTCCCTCCAATGGGACAGCCGTGGACCCGGTGCCACGCGCCATCTACGTGGGCACGGGCGGCGATGTGGAGATCAAGGGCCAGGACGAGGTCGCAGCGACCTTTGTCGGCGTTCCTGGCGGCACGGTGCTGCCTGTGCGCCCCAAGTTTCTTATGAGCACTGGAACCACGGCTTCGAATATCGTCGCCTTGTACTAAAGAGGAGCCTCCTGTGTCGATTGGCCTCGGTCTCGCTCTCGGCCCGTCGCTCGGTGGTGGCCTCCTGCCTGTGCAGTCTCGCGCTGGTGCCGCGCTGTACCTGGACGGGGATAGCTGCGTCAATGCCAAGGGCGCGGTGCGTTTTGTGGCGGCATCTTCTCATGGCCTCACCATCGACAGCAACGCCACCCTACAGACCGGAGACGTTGATTACTGGATATCGTGCTGGGTCAGGCTGACCGCGAAAGACGACACCTACGTCATTGCCACGAGGGACTACGTGGACAGTGGCGTAAGTAAACGCGAGTTTATCCTCAGATACCAACAGGGCGACGACCGGTTTCAGTTTGGCATGTTTCGGCCCACCAACTCTTTCGTGAGCGTATCAGCAACGTCGTCCGAGTCCCCATCGACGGGGACGTGGTATCATGTGATCGGCTGGCATGACGCAGCGAACGATACCGTAAACATCAGCGTCAACGGCACGACGGATAGCGCTGCGGCTGGAGACTCCGCGCAGGACGCAACAGATGGAGTGTTTACGGTTGGATTCAGAAACAACGATGTGGGAGCCGGAGCAAACCTAGATTATATGGACGGCGACCTGGACCAACTGGCATTCGGCAAGCCTGCGGACATTGATGCGACGATAGCCGCCATCGACGCGGCTCTGTACAACTCTGGGTCAGGCGCCGGCTATTCCGACCTGACGGCGCAGCAGAAGATAGACTGGGGGCTCGTCTCTTTCTGGGAGATGGACCAACGGACCGGAGACATCCTTGATTCACACGGTTCCAATGACTTGACGAGAGTTAATGCGCCGGGACCAATAGATGGCAAGGTGGAGTCGCCAGCCGACGACGGCGATACGGTCAGCCTGTGGAGCGACAAGAGCGGTAATGGCAATAACGTGACACAGGCGACGCCGTCCAGTCAGCCGACCTTAGACGCCGATGGACGCAACGCCAGCAATGCCGCACTGGTAGTCGATGGCACCGACGACTATCTAGGCATCGAGGATTCGTCGGTCTTCGATTTCGAGCACGATGACGAGTTCAGCCTGGCGGGATGGTTCTATCTCGACCTTGACAATATGAACCTGTCGTGGGCGTTGAGCAAGATGCTGTCGTCCGGAACATTCCGTGGATACGGCCTCCACATCAAAGGCGATCTGGCAGCGAGCGGGAAGAACACGTTCCAGCTGTGGCTGCGCAACAACAATACCGGTTCAGTCATGATAGCCGTCACGTCAGATGACGATGCACTGACGGCGAACACATGGCTTCACCTCGCAGCCACCTACGACGGATCCGGGGCCGCCTCTGGCGTGACTCTGTATCTGAATGGCAGCGCCGTGTCCATGACTGCATCGCATGACGCGCTGGGCGGCAACACCATTCGCAATGCGATCGACTGGAATCTCGCTGGCCGCGACGCCGGCAACGCTCCATTCAAGGGCCGCATGGATGGGGTGATGGTCGCATCCAGGGAATGGACCGCCGCACAAGTTGCCGACATCTACGGGAATACCTGATG